TCCTCCATATCTAGATATTTACCGAATTCATCAACGCAATGGACACATTTGCCTTCTCCAGTATTCATTTGCCTTCTCCAGTATTCATTTTATTAGCACCTTTCTAGTAGGTCGTATCTATTTACTTTCATTATATCTCCTTAAGCATAAATGATTTACAACCAAAAACTTTATGAGTCATTAATCATAATTAACCCCTCTTGTTACACTCATTATCGACCATTAACCCCAATATCTTAATCTTAACCATTTGCCCTACCTTATAACTAATTAGCTTGATACACCTTTCTCCAGTAATGTTCTCGATTAATCCGTAAATGAGTATTAATATGTTTGTATTCATATATCTTATATAGCAACTCCCATGCCAATAATAAACCACAACATATAGTGATATTAAGCACAAACCACACAACATATAGACTGTAATTATAATGTGACGTAAAAAACACTTGCCTATACAATAATGTTACACCTTAAACCATTGTATAACAAGGCTTTATTGATACCATTAATGGGAAAGGTCAATCTACCGATAATGGAAGTCTTGTTCTACTAATGGAACAAACACCAGAGACAACAAGAAAAGCCTTTTAAAGCAAAAAGAAAGAACGGAGAGAACACCGCCAAAAACACCGCCAAAGGGCGTTTTGTCACGTGCCTCTTATTGGGTATACTTAAGGGGGGTGACAAAGTGACAACTGACAAAGGATGACAAGGTATGACAAAGCCCAAAACAGGGGTCAAAACACCCTGAATTATGGTCATTTGACAAGACTATGTATACTATATAATAGTGTGTTGAACGTCACATCAACGTCACATTGAATGAAATAGCATGTATTAACTATATGATCATTGGCTATTGCATAGTATTCCCGGCATTCCCGGTAGTTTGACCATTCATTTATGCTCCATATTTGCGTTGTAAGCGATTAGGGCTTGACTAGCGTGTGGGCAATTAGTATAATATATGTAGATAATGCAATATTATCATCCTATTAAATCATAATGAGGGCAATAGTTTATGAACGCTAAAGATAAAAAGGTACAATTACGGTGTGCAAAGGGTAAACCACCGCAGTATATGGTTAACCTTAGATCAAATCTTAATGCCAATATACTTGATTTAGCGCATAAGATAAACGAAGGCACACCAGGCACTAAGCAGTACGACGGTATGAAGGAAAAACTCAACACACTAGCACCGTTCTATCTCAAGCATATAGTACTGGATACGCAAAAGGATATAGCCAAGCTCAGGGCTAACACCGAGGACAACAAGACTAAGGCCATGTTCTTTGCGTTAATGAAGCAATCGGATGCGCCTATCGATCAGGTGACCGAGACCACACACGAGGCCATTGACGTAACACCAGACAGCGACATAGATTAAGTATGGTTATTCGTAGGCGGATGGTCGAAACCCCCATTACCCCGTGGGTTATTTGTTTATATCACACTCACATTATCCACCTAACTTTTACGTTCTAGATTAATAATATATATTTTTCTCATAAAAATTTTGAAGAATAATCAATTATGAATTTACTGAATAAGATAATAAGAATGTTGCGTGTTATAGAGGAATGGAACGTGCCATTGCTAAGTGATGAGCTAGCTAAGGATCGTAGTGATATATATACTTATTGTAAAGAGTGTTATAAGATATATAAGAAAGATGTAGACCAATCTTTTGCGTATTGTCCAAGCAAAAAATGTTATGGAAAGAATAATGGTTTGATGATAGCATATGGTTATAAGGAAGCTGTTGAATTGGTTAAGCGTTTAAAACGGGAACATTCAGTAAGTAAACAATAACGGACGAGTGGTGGAATAGGTAGACACATTTACGAGATTAGTCGTAATCATGTAACGTGACTATACAAGTACAAAGCGGGAGATGAGCTTCCCTGCCTAGGAACAACGGCTTTCTTGTCAAATCGTTACCTCGTCCATAATCAAAAGGAGCACAATGACTGTCATTAAGCTGACACATGGAATATTCGGACCAACGGTAAACGTCAATGGACGATCCTATTCATGTACATTACTGGAACTTGACGATTACGCAACACAGATATGGTATAAAGACAATGGAACTATTAGATGTATACTAAAGGATAACTAATGGCTAAGAAAGACTTTGAGATAACAGAAGAACAGAAAGCTGCACTACTAAAGAAGTTCAGTGAAGGTCGCAAGAGCCTAGTTGACTTCCGTAAGAACTTCCTTATGATAGGTGTCAATGAGAAACCCTCAGCCAAGTACCACTATGAATGGTCAAAGATGCTACTGTTTGATACGGAAAACTATGCCATAGAAGGCTTTAGAGAAAGCGGAAAAACACAGTACATCATGCGTAGCTACCCACTCTACTGTCTGTTCTACCCGAACATCAACAGGGAATACATAGTCATAGTATGTAGTAATACCGAGACAGCCCGCAAGAAACTAAAAGAGGTTGAGTCCGACTTCATGGAGAACGACCTGTTTAGGATAAGGCTCATCAAGGTGATAGAGGAATCAGCAGATGCCTTCTGTATACAAATTTATGATGATAATGGCAATAAGAGGATAGTTCGCATCGAAGCCTACGGTAAAGGTAAAGCCATACGTGGTCTAGCCTACAAAGAGAAACGTCCTAATGTTATTCTATTAGATGACTTACAAGATGAAGATGATGCTAAGTCCCAGACCACCATGACGGCAGACTGGCTATGGTTTAGGGCAGAGGTTGGTTTCCTCGGTAAGAACACACGCTTCTTCATGATTGCCAATAATTTAGGGGAGAAATGTATCATAGAACAGATTGCTGCTAACCCAGAGGCATTTGGCTTCAACTTCATACGGGTTCCCATCTTAGATGAAAACAATGTATCAGCATGGCCTGAGATGTTTCCTGTAGACTATATCTTAGAGGAAAAACGTAAGTATGGTGTGACTGGTGACATAGCCGTATGGATGAGAAATAGGATGTGTGTTGCCGTGTCCCCTGAAACCCAGGTCTTCAAAGAGGATGATCTTAGATGGTATGTTGAACAAGAGAAACGTAATATTATCGCAAGGTGTAATATATACGCAGCTTATGATCCAACTGGCACTAACAAGAAGAAGTCGGACCTATGTGCTATCCCAATAATAGGTGTAGATGAAGATGACTACTGGTATCTATTAGATGTATACTATGGGAAATGGGAACCAACAGAACAGCTTAATAAGTTGTTTGAGGCGGTCCGAGCCTATAAGCCATATAAGGTTGGAGTGGAAACCGCAGGTCAACATGGCGGGCTCCTCCGTTCAACCATTAATAAAGCCATGACTGAGGAACGCTGTATATTCACGCCTGTCTGGATAACGCCTTCCAATAAGATCAGTAAGGAAGACAAGATAATATATGCATTATCCCAAAGAGTTCATTTAGGAAAACTCATATTACCAGAGAAGGCATCATGGTTAGAAGAAGTCAAGACTGAGCTACTAATGTTTACAAAGTATGGTGCTAAGTCACGTTATGATGATGTGTTAGATGGCATTGCTCAATTCGCTCAATTCGCCAAGCCACCCATCAGCAAGGATAGCCAGAAGAACGTACAGAAACGTAATGATCTGCCACGTAGCTCTATAGGTTCCAGGGTATTTTAAAAAGTGCTTGACAACAGTTTATTAGGATAGTATAATATGAATATACGGAAAATACATATTAATGATTACGATTTTATAAGTTCTTTAGTTCGTGAGTTCTTTGATGAGTCAATAGGTAAATACGGATTTAGTATTAATGATGATCAGGTAAGACAGATGGTTGTCGCTGCTGAATCCAGTAGTTTCGTAGCAGAGCATGATGGTAAGGTGGTTGGTGTTATAGGCGGTCTTGTTGAGAATGGTATAGGTACTACCGACAAGTTATACCGTGAGATTATCTGGTATGTCAACGAGAACTATCGTACATGTGGGGTAAGGCTACTGAAACATTGTGAAGCATGGTGCAAAGAGAATAACATCAAACACATGGTAGTCTGTAACATGGGAAACCTAAATGACTCTAAGTTAGAACGGTTCTTCAATAGATGTGGGTATGAGTTATTTGAGAAGCAATACATAAAGGAGTTTTAGATGCCAGTAATATCTTCAGCAATAGCAGCATTCGCAACAACATTAGGAGCTACGGCAGCTGCAGCAGGAACGATAGGAGCAGTAGGTGCAGCAGCAGCATATGGAGCAGGTGCAGTAGCATTATCAAATAGAGGGAAAGATGATAAGGGACCAGATACCTCTGGTTTCCAACGTAATGCAGCAGCAATAGAGAAGAAATCAAAGGAAGCAGAAGTAGTAGCAGAACAAGAAGCCAAAGATAAGACCCGTAAGAAACTCTCACAACAGACCCGCACAATATTCACATCAGGATTAGGTTTACTTGGTACAGACAATAAGAACAACAATAGTACGCTAGGGGGAAATTAATGTCAGATAACATCATTAATGGTGATCAAGATAGAGTGGAAAGCTATAGAAAGAAACTACAACAATTAGAATCAGATGCAACTCAGCGTGACGATTGGCTGAACCGTATCAATCATTATGCTGTGCCAGCCCTCTACAATTACAAGTATGATGAAACCAACACACGAAGTAACTTACCTGCCGATATATATGACTCAGAGATGGTACAAGCATCATTCGAGTTTTCAAACCTATTCTATTCATATCTAACTAACCCAGCATCTAAATGGTTCACCATGACATTAGACAATGAACTCATGGAACTATCTGGTGTCAAGGATTATCTTGAAGTAGTAGGGAAACGAGTGGCCTCTGTTCTTGCACAATCAAACTTTTATTCAGCAATCCATCAAGCGTACCATTCACTCACTGGTGGAAACTGTGTGGTATATCGTGAGAGAGACGAGCGTGATATTGTTCGATATTACACACTACCTTTGACAGAATGCTATTATGAGTATGATAAGAAGAACAGGGTAAACTCTATGTATCGGAAGGTCCGGAAATCACCGTTACAATTAATAGAGGAGTTTCCAAATACAGTCTCACAGAAGGTGCGTGATGATGCCAAGGAAAACAAGCAGGCTGCACTTGTCAATTGTATGCATGTGGTGCGTCCTAGATGGCAACGTGATGTATCGAAGAAGGATAAACTCAACAAGGCATATGAATCTATATGGATTGACATTGCTAATGCGACCATTCTAAGTGAAGATGGATATGATAAATTCCCATATTTCGTTGGTCATTACATCCGTGATCCACATAGCCCATACTCATACGGACCAGCACATCTTTGTTTCTATGATGCGAAGTCACTAAATCAACTGGTTCTATCATTACTTAGACGATCTGCAAAAGAAGCTGACCCAGTAACTAATTTACCGCATGACGGATTCATTCTACCATACCTCTCTGACCCAGGTTCCATTAACTACCGTACCTCCGATGACCCGAAAGACAAGGCAGAATACATGATGCCCCCTCCTGCATCATCTGCTGTGAACGAATCAGTGAATGACGCTCGTACTAAAATTAAACGGGCGTTCTTCGTTGACCTTTACCGTTCAATAATCGATTCCACTAAACGGATGACTACCGTTGAAGTTCAACAAAGAATAGCTGATCGTGCGCCCATGCTTGGGCCTGCTGTCTGGAACTTAACAACAGATTTCATCAATTACATCATAGAAGATATTGTCGAGATATTAATAGAGCGAAAAGAGATTGGTGAGTTACCAGAAGCCCTTGCTGGGCGTACCTTCACATTAAAGTATTTGTCACCATTGGCTAAAGCTCAACAAGTAAGTGAATATCAATCATTACAGGCTTTTCTTCAGTTCTTAGGTGGAGCTGTTCAATTTAATCCAGATGTGGTTGATATACCAGACTGGGATAAGTATGCAAGAGTTGCTGCTGATACAACTGGTGTCCCACAGGATATTATAAAGGAAGCTGAAGCTGTTAAGAAAACTAGAGATGAACGAAAGGCTGCACAGGCTGCAATGATGCAGAAGCAGGAAATAGTAGAGGGTGCTCAGGTAGCAAAGGACGCAAGTTCTGCGGAGAAAAACCTCTCACAAGCGGAGAATAACTAATGGATGAAAACAGAGCTAAGTTAATTAATCTACTCCATAAGAAACACGAAGCCTATAAGGATTTCTTTGATACTATAAATGGTCTTGCTGTGATGGAAGATTTAGAGGATAAGTATTACATTAATAAGTCAACATCAGGTAAAGACGAACAAGCTGATATATTCATACGTGGTATGCGAGAAGGCCAAAGGACGGTCATTCTATATATAAAGAATCTTGCTAGTAGCAAACAACTAGAACAATTAGGTATTAATAAACCAGAAGAAGAAAGGTAAGTGATTTATGACAAAACCAGAAGTGACACCTCAGCCGACTCCAAAGCCGACACCTGGGCCACAACCAGTTCCAGGACCAACTCCAGTAGTTCCACCAACATGGAGAGATGGTTTTACAAGTGATGAATACAAGAACAATGATAACTTTAAAAAGTATGGTACAGTAGATGATATGGGGAAGGCTCACCTTGAACTAGTCGGTATGATTGGCAAGAAAGGCGTAGTGCTTCCTAATGAGAATGACCCCAATGATATGGCACGTTACTACAATGAACTTGGAAGACCAGATGAGGCAGCTAAGTATGTTAACCCAGAAATAGTTGTAGAAGAAGACTTGAAACAGTTCTTCTCAGAAGAGAAACTAGACAACTTTAAAGGCATTGCTCATAAGTATGGTTTGACTCAGAAACAATTTGAGGGACTCAGCAAGGAATACAGTGAGGCACAGCTAACCGAGATTAAAGGCATCATACAGACTGAGAACCAACGTGTAGAAGAATCAACCAAGGGGCTAATGAACGAATGGCTTGTAAACTATGATGCGAACAGCAAACAGTCAGAGTTAGCACTTAAGTCATTTGGAAAAGGCGTTAATAAAGATGAACTGGATGCATTCATTAACAGTCCACTTGGTAAGCGTGTTGGATTCAACATGTCACAGGTAATAAGTGAAGACAGTTTCAAGAAAGGTGCTGGAGTACCAACTGATACAGTTCAGTCAATACAATCGTTCATTGATAGTCAGATAAAAGTAACCGACTCATCTTATTACAATAATGAAGCACCCGACCATAAGGCAGTCAAGACTAAAGTGCGTAACGCATATGCACAGCTTGAGTCCCTTAGGAAGGCGAGTGCATAATGACTATAGCTAAGAAGAAAACAACTATACCAAAAGTAACATTGTCCGAAAAGGACAAAACATATATTAGGCTTAAATGCCTCATGATGGTAGTAGAGAATGGTAGTAGATCGGACGCTGGAAAGCCACAACAAAAAGCCGAAGAGTACTATAATTTTATAATTGGTAGGAAGCCAGCAACTAAAACTATTACCGAATCTAAACCAGCCAACGTGCAGACACCACAAGAAATCGTTGGTAGTGTACCAGAACAAAATGAAGACACTTCTGTTATATCAGTATTTGGTAACTCAGACCGTAAACAGGTAATGATTTAACAGAACCTTCGACTAAACATAAAATCTCGTAGACACTACGCCACTGACGTACCTACAATACAATGTATTACGGGACCCATTACGGATACTCTCGCTGTGATCTAACTTTCTTAATTAAACAAAAAGGAGTATCCTAAAATGGGAGCTATAACAGAAGCCTTTAAAAACGAGTATCATGATGTACTGCAACATTTAGTACAACAAAAGAACGCTCGGCTTCGTGGTACAGTAATGGTTGACACTGACTTTACTGGCGAAGCAAAGTATTACGATCAACTAGACCAAACGTCTGTTGTCACGAGAACATCAAGAAATCAAACCACGCCTATTATCGATGCATCATGGGACAAGCGTAAACTTACCGCTGTGGATTATCTTCATAATTTCGTAGTTGATAAAGTTGACCGACTCTCAATGGCTATCGATCCTAATACTGGTCTTGTAACTGCACAAGCTCGTGCATTTGCTCGTCAGATCGATAAAACAATCTATACGCAATTACTTGGTACTGCCTATAGTTCTAAAGCTGGAACGACATCAAATAGTATTAGTAACACTGTAACTGCTGCTAGTGGTCTTACGGTTGATAAGATTCTTGAAACGAAACAAGTTCTTGATCTTGGAAACGTAGATGACCCAACTGTAGACCCTCGTTACATGGTTGTTACGTCTTATGAAATCACCGATTTACTTAATACGACTGAAGTAAAAAGTTCTGACTATAATACAGTCAAAGCACTTGCTGCTGGCGAAATTGATTCTTTCTGTGGTTTTAAGTTTATTATACTTCCTCCTTCTAATGTTGAAAATGGTATCATCACTCGTACATCAAGTGTTGATTATTGTGTTGCTTATGTAAAATCAGGCTTAATGCTTGGTATTAAAAGTGACTTGCAGACTAAGGTTGATATGCGGACTGACCTTAATTACTCTACTCAGTTTTGGGCAGAGATGATTATGGGAGCTGTTCGTATGGAAGAAGCTAAAGTTGTTGCAGTTAATGTAACTAACGCATCATAACAGAAGGAGATAATATGACTACCTTATATGGTGCAAACTATACGAAATATAACACAGGTCCAACAGAAGATAATATTCAAGCCAGAGGTGCAGTTAGTGGAAAACTTTCATATATACGAGATACATATGAAGCCTCTGGTACTACTGCTACTGATGTGGTCTATATGGGCCACAAGTTAAACGCTGGAGATAGAATACAAGGATTTATCCTATCAACAGATAATATGACCAGTACAGGAACAATGGATATTGGTACTCTTGCAAATGATGATGAGTTCGCAAGTGCTATTGATGTTAGTGGTCAAGTTGTAAGTGGAAACACTGCTATTCTTGTCGATGGTTGTGATTATGTTGTTGGTACAACTACTAATGATGACATCATAATGTTGACTTTGAATACTGCAACAATGACTGGAACGATTAAATTAACTATACTTTATTCACGTGTTTAAATAGAAAGAGTTAAATATGAGCACACTATATGGTGTTAATTACACTAAATATCTTACAGGACCAAGTGAAGATAACATTCAGGCCCGTGGTATGGTTAGTGGAGATGTCTCGTACATGAGAGATACCTACGAAGCTAGTGGTACTACTGCTGAAGATGTTGTTTACATTGGGCATCCGCTACAAGCTGGGGATCGGATAATTGGTTTTATCCTTTCTACAGATGACATGGGTGCTGAGTCAGAAACAATTAATATTGGTGACACGGAAACAGCAACTCGTTACGCAACAGACATTGATGTTAATGCTGCTGTGGTTAGTGGTAATACTGCTATCGTTGTTGACGGTGTTGACTATGTTATCGGAACTGCTTCTGGCGATGAAATCATCCAGCTTACGCTTGGTGATAACGCAATGAGTGGAACAATTAAAATAACCATACTTTACTCAAGAGTATAACAGAAGGGGTTAAAATGAAAAAGATAGTATTATTTCTTTTTGCATTACTTTTAGTTCTTTCTGTTACTTGTTATGCAGGAAATATCGAAGTACAAGATAGTGGAGTTAAGCAAGGTAATGCAGTAAAGCTCAATTACACTGGTGACATTGCTTGTACGTTTGATGGACAAGATACAGCAACCATTACATATAGTGATGATGACTGGGTAACTGAGATTGTTACTGCTGCGACAGACACAATTACTACCGCAGACACCAAAACTATATATATCACGACATCAACCAATTCTACAACTGATTTTACGCTACCCGCTGCGGCAGCCGATCTTCAGTTTAGGTTTGCATCTTCATTGGGAAGAACCATAACAGTTGACCCCGCTTCAACAAGTGACACCATTAAGTATCTAGGACTCGATGCTGGTGACGCTATTGATTCTGCTGGAACAACTGGTGATTCCATTGAATTAATTGGTGCAACAACTACATGGTATGTTATTGATATGGGAAGTTCTGCCTGGACTGATGGTGGAGCGGATTAAGAACTAGGAGTTTATGTTTTTTAGTATACTGATATACTCAGGGATAATTGCTATACCGTTTTTAGGCATTCTTGGCCATTCTGGAAGAGAGCCGCAATTGATGCTAGCAACGACTATAGCATTGTCCCTGGGTTTATTCAGTAACCGATCTTTGAAAATGAGTAAATGGGTTGGAATATTCTTTTTGTATTGTATGTTTGCTAGTTGGCAAGCACCACACGCTAAGACACCATTTTTCCAGATTAATGTAAGTAATTTCTACATATGGAAATTATTGTTTATATGGCTTGCATTTTATTTGAGCTTCTTAGCTGTCTCGTTCAACAAGATAAATGTTAAAACCATAATGAATATAATGATATTATGTAGTGTTGTAATGGCAATACAATGTATTCTGCAATATTTCAACTTGCATCAATATTCTAGATGTATAGGGATAAAGACTAGTGTGACGCATAGGGTTGCTGGTTTCTTTGGTAACTCAACATTGGTTGCCCCATACATGGGGATGGTAGTGCCAATTGCGTTGCATAAAAAGAATTGGCTTGCTGCCATAATAATCACATTAGGTGTCATAGTTACATATAGTATGGTTGGTATTGGTTCTCTTGTAATTTCACTACTATTCATTGCCTGTTACAAATGGAGGCGGCTCATTATCCCAGTCATAATATTATTGACACTAATTGGGTCTTTTCTTGCATATGACTATCATGCTGAGGTGTTTGGCACTAAAATATTTGAAGATAGTAATAGGGTTGTTCATTGGAAAGCGACAATAGAGCAATTGAGTAAACCATTCTTGGATGGGAAACGATACATTTGTTCTGGTCTTGGAATTAATTCATACAAGTTCTTTTATCATGCTTATTCATCAGTGCAACCGAACACTATGGCAGAAGCCCATAATGAATATATAGAAATGTTATATGAATTGGGAATTTATGGAATTATAATTATATTTACAATGTTTTTCAATATATTAAGACACATTAGGATTCATCGTGACAATTATATGTTATATGCATCTTTGGTATATATAGCTGTGGCATCTGGTGGCACATTCACTATGCACGTAGCAGCAATAGCTTTTAACACAATGTTAGTATTTGGTATGTTAAACAATAAGGAGTCAATATGTCATTAGTTGGGATTTACAATATGGCTTTAGTACCACTGGGAGTTGATAGAGTTTTAGACCCAGACGAAGAAACAGAACAAGCTCGTAAATGTAACGAGATATATCCATATCTACGTGATGATGAGCTTAGTGGCCATCCTTGGAATTTTGCTACATCCCGTATACAATGCGCCCAGACAACAGATACAGTCATTGATGTCCTTGACGATTACACGTATGCATATGCAGTTCCATCTGATAGTCTCCGTATATTAGCAAATGAAGCTGCTGATGATGCATTCAAGGTTGTTGGTGATAGGATATATTCAGCACAATCAACACTATCCATTGAGTACATAAAACATATATCTAATACAAACCTGTTTTCTTCTGCATTTAAATCACTAATCGCAGCTCGTCTTAAATATGAATTAGCTTTTTCACTTACAGGCTCTCGCACAATGACCTTACAATTATATGAAGCATTACGACTAGAACGCAAACGAGCCAAAGCCATTGATGCTCAAGAAGGAACGGCTATCAGTATATTTTCTGACAGAATAGTGGACGCAAGAAAAGGAGTTGTACGTTAATGCCTAGAAGCAATGTTCCTACAACATCATTTACATCTGGTCAGTTTGACCCAAAGTTACTAGGGCGTTCAGACATTGACCAATACAAGAGTGGAGCGAAAGAGCTAACTAATGTAATAATTGAGTGGTATGGTGGGGCAACTCGTACACCAGGGACTGCATTTGTAAAAGAAGTTAAAGATTCAGCGGATAGCACACGTATCATACCATTTATATTCAGTAACGTGGATAACTATATATTAGAGTTTGGAGACCTTTATATAAGGTTTTATAAAGATAATGCAAACATTGAAAGTGGCGGTTCACCATATGAAGTTGTTACAACATATACAGAATCTGAAGTCTTCGATATTCAGTACGTCCAAACAGCAGATGTTCTATATTTATTCCATCCAGATCATCCTCCAGCCCAACTAGTTAGGTCGGGTGACACCGATTGGACATTAAGCGATATAACATTTGTGTGGGGACCGTGGCTTGATATGAACACTACTGCAATTACTATGGATGCGAGTGCGGTTACTGGTGTTGGCATTGACTTAGTTGCTAGCGCATCGTTCTTCTCATTTGACCATGTAGGAGCTAAATTCAAGATGCATAGTGGATATATGACAATCACTACAGTGACAGATTCAACCAATGCAGTAGCTACAGTAAATAATGATCTGACAGCTCATACCGCAACAGCAGATTGGTATGAATCATCATTCTCAACCTATCGTGGATTCCCACATTGTTGTGCATTTTTTGAAGACCGCCTCGTAATGGCTGCTACAGATCATCAACCAAACACGGTATGGCTTAGTGAGCCAGGTGCATATGAGCAGTTTGAGGGCGGTTCGGAAGCAGATGATAGTATCACTGATACAGTCAATGCTCGTAAGCTAAACATCTTTAAATGGATTGATAGTGGAGATGCAATTATACTTGCCAATGAAGGTGGTATGGTCCGTTACTGGTCTGGTAGTGAATCAGCTCCGATTACACCAACTAATAAGAATGCTAAGAAGATAGTGGAGGAAGGTGCAAACAGTGTACTCCCTGTATCAATCGGTTCCCAACCATACTATGTAGGTCGTGACGGTAAGATCATACGAACCCTCCAATACTCATTACAGAATGATAAACATTTCGGTGCTGATGTTTCGTTACTATCACGTTCCCTTATAGGTGACACGGTAGTTGATATGGCTCATCAACAGAATCCACATTCAATCATCTGGTATGTAATGGAAGACGGAACACTCTCAACTTCTACAATTGATGCTTCACAGAATATAATTGCATTTACGCAGCAAGAGGACACTGGCCTGTATAAGTCAGTTGCCGTCATCCCGAAGGTGGGTTATGATGAGGTTTGGTTTGTAGTTGAGCGTGTTATAGATGGTAGTAAGGTTAGATATATAGAGTATCTTAAAGCATATGATGTTACTGTTCAAGCAAACCAGTTCTTTGTTCGTAGTGGTATTACTTATGACAGCACCTCAACAACAACCATTACTGGCCTTACGCACCTAGAGGGTGAATCAGTTGAGATACTAGCAGATGGATTTGTGCAACCAAACAAGACTGTAGCATCAGGTGAAATAACTCTAGACAGAGCAGCATCAGTAGTGCAAGTTGGCATTGGCTATGACTCAACGATAGAAACACTTGACATAAATGCTGGCTCTGCAATAGGTTCTGCTCTAACTAAATATAGACAGATTAATCAAGCATGGGTTCAACTTTATAATACTGGTGCTGGTATACAGATAGGTACATCGACTAAGATGGATACAGTCCAATTCGATCAACCAGCAAGTTTATATACAGGGTATAAGGGCGTTACATTCCCACAGGGTTACAAGAAGGAAAAGACTGTACGAATCACACAGACGAATCCATTACCACTTACGGTGAACGCAGTATTTCCAGATATGAATACAAATGATTAGGAGTGACATATGGCACTAGGAGCATTGGCTTTAGGCATAGGGATAACGGGCGGGATACTTAATGCGTACTCACAGGCATCAGCGTTCAACGAGAAGAAGGCAACCACTAAATATAATCAGGCTATAATAGATGCTAATACACGGATAGACCAAGCCTTGACCGATATGGACATTAGGCGTATTCGTGATGAGGGTGAGGAACTGCTCGGAGAACAACGTGCATTCATTGGTGCGTCTGGAACAAAGTTCTCAGGTAGTAACATTGACGTATTCATGAACACAGTGAAAGACATAGAGATGGATGTAATATCGCTTGAAATACAGAAGATGGTAGCAAGCTCTCGTTCAGCACAACAGAAACAATTACTTGCTAGCGATCTTTCAGCATCTAAACGTGCATTACCATTAAAGATAGCTTCATCATTACTTGGGAGTGCTTCTAGCATGGCTAACCAACGTAGTGGTAAGATTTCTAAATCATTAGCCAAAGGCTCTAAAAGCCCTAATACTGGTACTAGGATTACAACATCTTCTGGCTCTGGTTTTAGAACATCGTTTGGAGATTAATATGCCACAGTTCCCTAAATCGAGAAGAAAGATAAGCGCAAGTACAGGTGGTCAGGCGTTCCAACAGAAGCAACTTAACACTGAGTATGCGAAATCATTACAAAATGTCGGCATGGCTCTTGAGAAGACTGGTATGACCATTGAAGATATAGACCAGAAGGTGACTAAGATTGAAAATGCAAGGGAAGCTACTGATAACCAATTGTTTCGGCAAGGTATTATAAGTAAGGCACAATTAGCTCATGCTGAAAGTAGAAGTAAGGAAGAGTCTAATTTAATACAGAAGTCATTAGAAGAAGATTTATTAGCATCTACTAGCAATATAAAAAATGCGTCAGTAAGAGAGCAGGCTCAAAATGAAGCGACAGCTGAATTCATAAGGGCAACACTTCCGATGAATAAAACAGATATTAGTAGAGATAGGATTAAAACTGAACATAACGCAAGGGCTGCTCGTCTCAAGGCATTATATTCAGTTGATACAAATAATGAAACAATATATACTGCCGAAGCATTTCAATATAAGAATATGTTACTTAAGCAAGCTCAATCAGAGGGTTGGTCTGATGACCATATTGAGAATGAAGTTCGTTCATTAAATAAAGATATGGCAGATAGACTTATAAACAATCTATCTTCAACTAATATTGATGCTGCAACAAATATGCTTGATGATTTAAAAGAATTCTTTAATGATAAGGAGTATTCAGACAAGAATAAAACAATCAAGAAGAACCAGGTATTACTTGAAAGAGCAAGGGCTGAATTTGAACGTGAAATAACAGAGGAAAATCTTGATAAATTCTCTGATATGATTGATAACGAGGATTTCAATAATTCAAATGAAGCAATATGGAAGGCTGAAGTTGCCAATGGTGGGCTAACTGGTGCACAAGAAAAAATATTAAAGGCACTACTATATACTGATGAAGAATATCAAAATCTTGTATCATCAGAATTGACTGCATTAAACATTAAGAAGGATAAAATAATGTCATGGACTTCTGCATTTAATAAAAAGGGAGCTATGGAAGATTGGTATAAAAATGGTACAAGATTACTTGATGAGGGCAAGATAACAAAGAAACAATTAAAAGACCAGATAACTGAAATAGTTAAAAGTCAAAGTGATTCAGTTGATAGAAAGATACAGAAATATAATTCGAAGATTGATATTATTCGTACGGTGTCTAAATATAAACCACTTGATTATAATGATATAGTAAATAATATTATACAGGATATGGAAGATCAAGGGAAATACGTTCTACTTGAGGGCGACAGAGAAGCAATGTTAAATAAATATATAGCTGATTACGAAAAAAGAAAAGCAATAGTTGATGAAACAGCGAGTATTAAGGAAACAACAACTGAAGATGGTAAAATAAAGGTAACATTCGCATGACCGAAGAACCTAAAGAGAAATTTAGAGAAGTAAATGCTGCTGGTAAAACATACCAATTTGATCTTGATGCTACACCAGATCAGATAAATTCGTATTTTACTAAGAAGTTTGGTGCTGAGAACATAGATACTACTGCTCTTTATGCGAAAGAACCAGATGAGAAAACAGCTAAAACATCATATGAAGATGTTGGAGTTGGTATGAAAGCCCTCACATCAGCGTTTACTGGTCTTGGCAATACTCAAACAAGTACTGATACAGTTGCTTCATTTGCTCAGGGCTTTGGTAGAACAGGTGTTAGTATGGGTCGTGATTTCATGACATCAATTAGAGCTGATCTTGAGTTAATGAATGAGATTGAATCACCACTTGAGAATATATCACGATTGGGTGTATGGTTTGAAGATGTGCCAATGACAGAGAAGATTAAAAGAACAATGCCAGTATTCAATCCAATGGTCAACAACCCGCAGAATGCATTTGTTGGTAAGTACACAAAGATAGATGATATAATGGCTGATTCAGTAGGGTGGACTGAAGCTAAGGCTGAACAGTTGATGAACAATGAATTGTTTAATTACAAGGTTAAGTTTGCTGGTGATCTTGGTGGTGCATTTGCATCAATGGCAATATCAATTGGAGGTTGGGCGTTAACAAAAGACCCATCATTAGCAGCATTGGCATTTATGCAAATAACAAAAGGGTCTGTATATAGAACTGCAATGGAATCAGGTAATTTTGACAAGGTTGAGGCAGTTGCTCTCGGTGATGCAACTGGTACGCTTGTTGGTATAGCTGAATCAATTGGTGATAATTTCATATTCAATAAACTTAAGGGGTCAAATTTTTTATTTGTTGGACTAAAGGGTGGTATGGCTGAGTTTCTAACTGAAGCAGTGCAAAATGTAATAGAAGATTCAATGACAAATATGACTGGAGCAACAGAGAAGACAATAGATAAAATAGCTGGTGATGCAATATATGCTGGGATAATGGGGCTTTTTACTGGTGGTACTGTTGGGTCATTTAGGGCAAATGCTAATAAGTTGGGTGTTCAAAAGCAACTTTCAGAACTTGGCGTTACTGATATAGATATGTCAAACAAGATATATGATGAGTTGTATAATATGGGAAAGGTTGACATTAAAACAGCAGTATCTGATACATTAAACAGTATTTACAACACTATCACGAGAACTAAACCGAAACCAACATCAACACAATCAATCCAAGAACAATCAATAATAGATGAGTCAATTGATGTTGAGGGTGTTACTGGTGATCCAATTAGACTAAGAGGTGATCTTATTGCTGATGATACAAACATTGAAGATGTAAAAGAGTTGCTTGGAGAAGAAATACCAAATGAATTACCACAGGTATTTGAAGAAATAAAGATGCTTACAGAGAAAATAAATGAGTTCAATAAGGATAATAAGAAAGTTCCAGATTCGTTAACAAAGAAAAGACAAGCTGTTATTGATTCCCTTGATAAACTTATAGAAAAATCAACTCCATTAAAGAATATAAAGAGCATTATAATGGAGAATATAAAACCATTAGCACCTAATATTACAATGTCTGAAGACACATTATTAAGGCTTATAGTTAGTAGAGAGAGTAAGGCAGCTAAGAATGCATACAATGAAGCAAAGAGAGTTACTCGTGAATCCTTAACAAAGAAGTTTAAAGATAAGAATGCAAATGTTGTTGCCTTAAGAAAACAAGCAATAGTATATATTAAGACATTCATGCCGAAACAATTACGTGGAACAATGATAAGTAAGGTAAATAGTATTAATACACAAGAAGAATTAAATAAGATATTCCAGTATACAGATGATATTATAGCAAAATTTGATAAACAACAAGCGATAGAGACATACAATAAGAACGTATCTAAAGCAATTAATTTTTCAACCATAGATAGTGAGTATAGAAACGCAATATCAGCGTTAGATAATGCAATTAGTTCAAGCAAGAAAATGAGTCAGAAGAGAATTGATCAGATTAAAAACATTCTTGATGAAGCAGCATTAGAAGGTATTGTATCAAGCATCCCAACAGAACTTATAGATGAATTGAGTAGACAAAATCTTAATGACCTTGATACTGATCAAATAAACCAACTTAACAATGTGGTTCAGCATTTCATAAAACTTGGAATGTTAAAAGGTAAGTTATCGAAATTGTCTGGTAAGAGGAAGCTTAATACAATAGTCAAAGATGTTGAAAAGATTCTTTCTGAAAATGGATTTAATCTTGATCTTAAAGATGAAAGAGTTGCAAATGACAATCAAACTAAGATGGAAAACCTCAAAGAGAGGTTAAGTAATGCTATGGCATCCATGGTTAAACTTGAGTTCTTGTTTGATGAGTTTGATGGTGGCACAGGCATAGATGGATTCTTCTATAAATTATTCTATAAACCATTATATGATGCACAGAATAAACTATTCGTTCTTGGTGAGCACGATGACGCTCAGATAACAACTCTTATACAGGGTTATGATAATAGCACTAAGCTACAAGAGAAGTTTACATTTGATAAGTTTACTGATGCAAAGGGTAGGAAACTTACAATAACAAGACATGAACTATTGGGCATATATGCAAACAGTAAAAATGTTGATAATAATAGTAGATTACTTGAAGGATTGCAAATAAACGAAACTCTTAAAAATGAAATGCTAAATGAACTTAGTGATTCCGACAAACAGTTTGTTGACTCGATAATGGAGATGATTCAAGATAAAGCTGGTATGGTAAAAGCGACTCTTAGTGAACTTACTGGTGAAACATTTACAGAGATTGAAGATTATTTTCCAATAGTATATAAAGGTGATCTTGAGAGTTTTGCTGAAAGTGATGAGAATTTTAAATACATGTTTTCTCAATTATCTTCTCAACGACAATTTACTAAAGAACGTGGTAAGGGTAAGGGGAAACCAGTTAACCTTGACTTTATACATGTTGCAATGAACCATCTTGATAAGGTTAACACATTCATAACTCATTCAATAGCAGCTCAAGACATACGAAGACTTCTTAAGAATCAAGATATTTCCAGTAGTATTATTGCAGCCAAGGGAAAAGAAATGTATAAAGCAATGCAGGATATATACGCCAATACATTCAATCATAAAAGTACTAAGTATGGCTCTAATTCAAATAGATTCTGGAGCAATGTTTTTGAAAATATAAGAAAGAATTTCACAACTTCAGCTTTATCATTTAAGTTAAGCGTGTCTGCTGTTCAGGCTGGTTCGTTTGGGAATGCAGTTCCAGAGATAGGTCTTGCAAATATGGTTACTGGGACAAATACATTCTTAGATAATATTAATGAAATCATACCAGTAATACATAGATTATCTATTCAACAGAAAAACAGAGCAGTTGCAGTCGATAGAGAAATAAGAGAGTTTATTGATTCTGATAAAGGTAAAGCATTGTTCGCTGGTAAGGAATATACACAAGATTTGTTATTTTCATGGATTCATACAGTTGATGGGATAACGTCAAATTCAGTATGGTATTCTGCATTTCAAAAGAAACTACGTGAGACAAAGGGAAACCAAGATATAGCAATTGAATACGCTGATAGTATGGTTAGGAAAACACAACCAATGATGCTTGCTAAGGATATGCCATCAATGATGAAACAAGGTGGTCTAATGAGAATGTTTGTATGGTTTTATTCCCATTGGTCAACCACTGGTAACTTATGGGCTAAACATATAAAAGGGTTTTCAAGAGATAAAGATATTGGTAAAGCATTCATGGCGTTTACCTTTGCATACTTACTTCCAGCTCTATATTCAACAATGATTAAAAGCGGGTTTTCAGTTACACCTAAAAAGGTTGCTAAAGGTTTAGTTTCGTACGCAGTTGCTCCAATACCATTATTACGTGATGTTATTAATGCTAGATTGTATGGGTTTCAACCATCTAATCCATTATTAGCTCCGTTTGCTGTTGGAACAGAGACAGTCATAAGTGCTGCTGGAGTACTTGGTGGAAAAGATGAGTCATTAGAAAATCTTGTTGTTAACGCCATTAAAGCGTATGGATTATGGAAAGGGAAATTTCCAGGTTTTGCATTAGCTACATTAACAAAAGGTATAATTGATATATTAACTGGGGAAACTCAAGATGCACGAAGATTGTTTCTGTCAGAATCAGCATTAAAAACATAAAGGAGAAAGATATGACAGTATCAGGTTCAACCTATAAAAACACGTACACTCTTGATAGTTCCACTACGGTGTTCCCATTCACATTCCCGATAGTGGCATCAAGCGACATGTTAGTACAACTCTACTTTAAAACTGACGAGACATTGACTACGGTGTCTGCTAGTAGTTATACTGTGGTTGGGGCTGGGCTTGATAGCGGAACACGGACTGTCACATATGCTGGTGCAGCAAGTTATGGATCAACCTATGAGCTAATATTAACTTCAAATGTAACGTATACACAACCAACGGATTACATCGAAGGTGATGACTTTGCGGCAGAAACCCATGAAACTGCCCTTGACAGACTATCAATCCAAAACCGTCAAATAAAAGAAGAGACAGACAGAGCATTAAAGGTGTCAATTAATAATGCTGATCCAGATGACCTTGATATTTCAACTGCTGGATACCTTTATACAGACGGCACTAATTGGTCGGTAGGCACACCAACATCAACAACAACTGATTATACAGGCACAATGTCTGCTGGTGCTGACGCTAGTAAATCAGCGACACCATCTGCTAATGATATATATGTTGCAACAGATACATTCATAACCTACACATGCTATGATGGTACTAATTGGACACCAAGTTATAATGTTAAAGTCCCTAGTGGTGGCACAGTCACATTCACAGATAGTAGCGCAAATACAATCGCAACACTAGATGAAAATGGTAATCTGAAGATAAAAGGAATCGTAGAAACAGGAGGTACATTCTAATGAAGAAACTATTACTCACAATATTATTTCTGTTATTAGCTGTACCGTCATTCGCAGCCTATAACCAATTCAATGATGATGTCAATATGGCATCAGACTTAACCGTTGAAGGTGAAGCATCATTTGAAGACCTAGTAGAAATTGCTGGTGCATTAGGTGTCACTGGTGAAGCTACTTTATCAGGTGGTATTGCAGCAAGCTCAACTGGTGCAGTATTACAGATGGTTAGCATGTCAACCGCATTATTATCTACTGGCATAACAGTAATCCCAGATAATGACACAATCCCACAAATAACTGAAGGCGATCAATATTTAACACTAGCTATCACACCAAAGAGTGCAACTAGTATACTCATAATAGAAGCGATTCTTAACTGCGAATGTACTACTGCTGGTTCTAAAGTATGTGTAGCATTATTCCAAGATGCAACTGTCAATGCTATAGCCTGTTCGCTTAGTCAGGAAGATGCTAGTCGTTGTGTCCCAGTAACTGTATTATATAGAATGGTTGCTGGAACAACATCCGCAACTACATTTACCGTAAGGGCTGGTGGTGCTGCTGGCACACTAACTGTGAATGGAGTTGCAGCGTCAAGATTCTATGGTGGTGTTTTAATATCAAGTATGACTATAACTGAGATAGGGGTATAAAGGAGATCGTTATGAATATTAAAGACCTTAAACACACGTTAAGTGAAGCCATTCAGAAAGTAGAGGATGTCTACAATTCATATTCTAGCCATAAGGCAGAGCTTGATGACTTTGCAAAAAGGTTAGAGGTCAAACACATGGAGCTTATCAATGATGACCAGAAACTCTCCGTGTTAATTGACAAGTATGAAGAGGTTGATTCTCTTGAGGAAGTCCGTAAGAATACAGAGATTACCATTAAGGCTGCTGAGGGACGTATGAGTGATGTCAATGATGAACGTGCCAAGTTTGAGAAGTATAAGTCAGAGATCGTTGCCAAGATAGACAAGGCTAATAATATACTTAAGAATCGTGAGAGAACACTAGAGCAAGGCAATGACAACCTACAGAAATCAATAGCTGACTTCAACGAAACTAAAAAGAAATATGTAATGACAGAAGGCGAAGCATCATTCTAACTAAAGGAGAATAACATGAAACAGGTGATGGACAAAGTAAAAGCGTTGTATGACACAGTAGTAAAGAAAGATGAAGAACTATGCAAGTTGCAGGATAATCTTAAAGGTCAGAGTAAGATTGCATCAGAGCTTGAATCTGAACTAGCAATCAAGGCTAATGGGCTATTGGCTCGTGAAGCAAAGGTTAAAGAAGTAGAGAATGTTCTTGACCTGCTCGATGAAGCTAAGAAACTCAAACAGGAAGCTGCTGAAGAGAATGCTAATGCAGTGTCTGTCAAGAAAGAAGCTAGTAATTATATTGAAAATGAGAAAAGAAAGATGGAAGTTGAACTAGCTGACATTGCTGCTGCTAAGAGAAACATGGCATCACAGCAAGAATCACTTAACAAAGAAGCTCTTAGACTAAAAGATGATTATGCTAAGATGAGACAGAAAGTAATGCAGGAAATTAAAGGAATGATTTAATGACTAAATCTATTACTGGAGATACAAGAGTATTACCTGTTGGGATGCATGGGGAGGTTTCTACTGATCTCTGGGTTCCAGCTAGTATAGATGAGTTCGGGAACATTGTGTCATCTGTAGTTGATGGTGGCAATGCAACAAGTTCATGGATTGCAGTTAATGTTCAGTTCAACGAAACAGTAGTTCTCAAAGCCGAAGATGAAGATAAGATGTCATTAACGATAAACGATGATTTGTCAGGATTATTATATT